TGGCGGAATTGATGTAGATTCCGGTGCAACCAACCGAAAACTTGGAAGTGATATGGCGGATTCTGTGACAGGCGGAGGTCTTCATGGAAAAGATTTATCTAAAGCAGATGTGTCCGTTAATATCTATGCATTCCTTAAAGCACAGAAAACAGGCAAGCCTGTAGAAATTTGCTGTGCCATTAGAGACGATAGGATTGACAGCAGACCGTATGCAGAGATTGTAGAGATTGCAAGAGAATATATTCAGTCCATCGGTGGCTTTGAGAAGTTTGCCGAATGGGGACTATTTTAGGAGGCGGCTATGAGTAAGACAACAACAGAAATGCAGCTTGTAGCTGTATCAAAACTAATTCCTTATGTAAATAATGCAAGAACTCATTCAGCAGAACAGATTATGAAACTTCGTTCTTCTCTTCGTGAGTTCGGCTTTATCAATCCTGTCATTATTGATAGAGAATATAACGTGATTGCGGGACATGGAAGAATCCTTGCAGCAAAGGAAGAAGGCATCACAGAAGTACCGTGTGTATTTGTGGATTATCTGACAGAGGCACAGAAGAAAGCATATATCTTGGCGGACAACCGAATGGCAATGGATGCAGGATGGGATGAGGAGCTTCTTCGTATTGAGATTGAATCCTTAAAGGATATGGATTTCAATGTGGGTCTGACCGGTTTTTCTGAAGAAGAGCTTGCTGAACTCTATGGAGAGGACAAGCAGTCAGAAGTGGAAGATGATGACTATGACCTGTCTGATGCACTGGAAAAGGCTGCTTTTGTACAGCGTGGAGATATCTGGACGGTTGGCAGACACAGACTGATGTGCGGCGATGCGACATCAAGTGAAGATGTGGCACGGCTGATGGATGGAAAGAAAGCCAATCTCATTATTACGGATCCTCCATATAACGTTGCATTTGAAAGTTCGGATGGACTTTCCATTAAAAATGATAAGATGGCAAATGTTTTATGAATTTCTGCTTTCTGCATTTAAGAACATGGCAGAACATCTGGAAAAGGGCGGCTCCGCTTATGTATTTCATGCAGATACAGAGGGACTTAATTTCAGAAAAGCATTTGTGGATGCAGGTTTTCACTTGTCGGGATGCTGCATTTGGGTGAAGAATTCTCTGGTGCTTGGCAGATCGGATTATCAGTGGCAGCATGAGCCAGTGCTTTATGGCTTCCTTCAGAATGGCAAGCATTACTGGAGCAAGAGTGCCGGAAGAAGTCAGACCACTATTTGGAACTTCGACAAGCCAAAGAAGAACAAGAATCATCCCACATCAAAGCCGCTTGACCTTCTTGCTTATCCCATCGGAAATTCCAGTCAGGAAAATGCAATTGTTATCGATATCTTTGGCGGCAGTGGCTCCACACTGCTGACCTGTGAGAAAACTAATCGTATCTGTTATACGATGGAATTGGATGAGAAGTATGCATCTGTTATTTTGCGAAGATATGTGGAGGATACTGGGGATGCAGAAAATGTACTTGTTATAAGAAACGGAGAAAAAATTGCTTACTCCGACCTTGTGAAAGAGGTGGAGGGAGCAGATGGAGAATAACAATTTAACACTTGGAAGTCTATTCGATGGCTCGGGTGGATTTCCTTTGGGAGGCTTGATTTCCAGTATTACCCCTGTGTGGGCATCGGAGATTGAGCCTTTTCCTATTCGTGTGACAACCAAAAGACTGCCACAGGTAAAACATTATGGGGACATCTCCAAGATGAACGGGGCAGAGATTCCTCCCGTGGACATCATAACCTTTGGCAGTCCATGCCAGGATATGAGTATTGCAGGTAAGCGTGACGGACTTTCCGGCTCCCGTTCTTCACTGTTTTATGAGGCAGTCAGAATCATAAAAGAAATGAGGTGTAAGACAAATGGGCAAAAACCAAGATTTATCGTCTGGGAAAATGTCCCCGGAGCATTCAGCTCCAACAAGGGAGAAGACTTCCGTGCCGTCCTCGAAGAGGTCTGCAAAATCAAAGACGGATCAGTGTCAGTGCCTAAGCCTTCAAAGTGGAACCGGGCAGGAAAAATCATGGGAGATAATTACTCCGTTGCCTGGAGACAGTTTGATGCTCAGTTTTGGGGAGTACCCCAGAGAAGAAAACGTATCTACCTTGTCGCAGATTTTGATGGCTGGAGTGCCGGAAAAATACTATTTGAGTCAGAAGGCTTGTCTGGGTATTCTAAGACGTGCATCTCTTCGTGGAAAGGAGCTGCCGCTGCTTCTAAAAAAAGCACTGGAGATGCAGGCATCGGCTTAATGTTTGAAAATCATGGGCAAGACTGTAGGTACAAGGGTCCTCTTGATGTGTCACAGACGGTTCTTTCCACTTATGGAACAGGCGGAAACAATCAGCCCTTTGTGGTGGAAACACCGAAGACACTGAAGATACGAAGTGGATGTGAAGGTGGTGGAAAAGGTGCTTTGATCCAGGATAACAAGTCTGCAACTCTTGGAACAAACAATGATCAGACCTTGTTTCAGCCAGTTGCTTATGGTATCTGTTCCAAGGACAGCAACTCCATGAAATCCGCAAATCCAAACAGTGGATTTTATGAGGCGGATACAAGCCGAACCATCGATAGCAACGGTGGAAACCCAAGCTGTAATCAAGGCGGCATTACTGTGATTGAAGGCAATGGCACTCGCCCTTCTCATAAGGGGGATGGTTACAAAGAATCAGATGTCATGTATACCTTAAATGCGACAGAACAGCACGCGGTAGCTTATGGTATCGGCAGACCTGCAATGAACCAAGGCTACAATGCGAAGTTCAGTTTTCAAATCGAGGAGGAAGTGGAACCAACCATTGTGGCAGCGGGTGCAAGTGGTGTGGCTCATCCGGTGTACAGTTCTTCCAAGGCCTCTTTTTTCACATCCGCTGAAGAGGAGATGGCAAACACTCTCGTTGCCACAGACTACAAGGATCCACCGATTGTGAATGAACCAAGGTATATCGTGAGAAGACTGACCCCTACGGAATGTGCAAGGCTGCAGGGATTTCCAGATTGGTGGTGTGATGAGCTTGGAACAGAAAATCCTACCAATGAGGATATTTCTATATGGAGAGAAATCTTTCAGACACACACTGATGCACTCGGAAAGAAAACAAAGCCGAAGACAGATAATCAAATCAGAAAATGGCTTAAGAACCCACATTCAGACTCAGCGGAGTATAAGATGTGGGGCAATGGTGTAGCACTTCCTAATGTGGTGTTCGTGCTTTCCGGAATAGCATATTATGCACAAAATCATGATGGATAAATCGGTTCATATTTTACTCGGATATTTACAGATAGGACTTGCTATTTATGCGATTCAGAGTGATATATGTAGTACCGAAAAATAAAGGAGGTACTTATAAATGAGAGTAGAATTTAACCGGACCGGAGCAGAGAGAAAAGCACTGGTTACAGCAATTGGAGAAATCCTTGGAACAAAGCCAAAGTACAAGGGGATGCCAACTGCGGCTTATGACTTTGGAGGACTCATAGTAGATAAGACCGGAGCCTTGGAATTTGACGAGAACATTTTTCCGAAGGACATCGAAGAACTTCTGAAGAAACTTGCGGACAGCGGCTTTGTTGCAGAAGAAAAGGAAATACCCAAAGAGCCGGAAGAAACGCCACAGGGCGAAGATGCAGGGCTTACGGTGGCTATTCCGCTTGAGAATGTTTCAGCCGGAAACCTTACGAAGCTGCTTGATGCAAAAGGTGAACTAATTAAGAAAGCCTTGGGAGTAGATGATATCCGAATCGAAATTGATGAGGAAAAAGTTTCATTTCCTTGGTTTCCCGAACTGCCGGATGCAGAAACCTGCCAAGCTTACCAGAATTTCATTGCAGCACTCTGCAAGATGAGTAAAGAACAGAAACGCATCAACTCCACAGAAAAGAAAGTCAGCAATGAGAAATACGCATTCAGATGTTTCCTTTTAAGACTTGGATTTATCGGTGAGGAGTACAAAACTGACCGAAGGATACTTTTAAAGAATCTGACAGGATCATCTGCATTTAAGAATGGAGCAAAGAAGGAGGTTCTGAGTGATGAGATTTCCAAGTAAAGAGATAGTAGCAAGGGTACGCAAACAGTATCCTGCCGGTTGCCGAGTAGAGCTTACCCATATGGATGATTTGCAGGCACCACCGATTGGAACGAGAGGTACTGTTATTGGAGTGGATGATACAGCAAGCATTATGGTTGCTTGGGATAATGGTTCTGGATTAAATGTAGTATACGGAGAGGACCGCTGCAGAAAAATCGAGGAGTAATATGCACAGTATCCTTCTGAAATAATTGTCACATATATGCCGAAAAATAACTTGCTATTATGTGCCTTTAGAGTGATATATAGTACTACCGAAAGGGAAAACAACACACTTAGGAGGAAACTACAATGAAGGAAATCAGAAGATTTGAGGAGCTTATGAATGCAAAGGAAAACATCAGCTTGAAAGACGCAGGAGTTAACAGCACACTTTACCGGGCATACAGAACTTCTAAAGAAGAATCCGGCAATGACCTAATCAATTTTGACGATATAATATGGGATCATGACATTAAGGAAATTGCAGACAGCATGAGAGCAGAAGGAATCAAGAAATTCACCATCAGCTCCACATTTTCAAGCCTTATCGAAACCTTAGCAGAATTTGAAAAGAACGGCATTTACATGAACGGACTTACAACGGTCAACGCAAGATACACC